ATGTTTTCTATAGGGACAGAGATATTTACTGTGTATCAAGACGGAGTTATGTTTACAACTGGTGCTGCAACAACTCATACTTATAATACAACAACTGGAGTATTTAACTTTGTTGGTGCTACAATAAATACACAAATCTATTTTTATCCAGCTGAACCTGTTATGGGTATAACTAATCTTGAGACAAATGTTTTAAATAATAATCCTTCTATAGCCTTTGATACTCAATTTGTATACCAATACGATGGAAATGCTTGGGTACTTATTGGACCAACGGTAGGTAGTGAGTTTAAAGGTGAAAATTATGATTTCTTTCAGGCAACCAATTGGAGGGGTGTAACATCTAATGTAAATTTGATGTTTGTTACAAATTTTAATGCAACAGTTCCAGCAGCCGCTACAGATGATCCTATGTGGTATTATGCTGGTGGTGGACTTGCTGGTTGGACAGCATTTCAACCTGTATTCATCGTTGGAGCTAACTTTGTAAGATCAGCAAGGATAATACTTCCCTTTAAAGATAGATTAATTCTATTAAATACTGTGGAAAATAATGGCGGTGGTGGATTAGGAGTTAATACTGCACATGTAAATAGATGCAGATTTTCTCATAACGGAAGCCCTGTAGCTGCAAGTGCATATTATGAACCCAATCAAGTTGGATCAACTGGTGGAGGTTGGATAGATGCTGCAACTAAAGAACAAATCATTGGCGCAGAGTTTATTAAAGATAGATTAATTGTTTATTTTGAGAAAAGTACTTGGGAATTAGCATATACAGGGAATGCGGTACAACCGTTTCTATGGCAAAAGATTAATACTGAACTTGGATCAGAGTCTACCTTCTCATCAGTTCCTTTTGATAAAGCCATTTTAACTATTGGTACAACAGGTATACATGCATGTAGTGGAGCTAATGTAATAAGAATAGATCATACGATTCCGGATCAAATATTTGAAATAAGAAATGATAATCAAGGGCCATTAAGAGTAGCTGGAATCAGAGATTATTTCTTAGAAACAGTTTATTGGACATTTCCAGCTTCTAATTCTGATAATTTCGCAGAAACATATCCTGATAAGGTTCTTGTTTATGATTATAGATATAAAACTTGGGCTATAAACGACGATAGCATTACAGCATTTGGTTATTATGAGCAACAAACAGGTGTAACGTGGGCATCTACTAATTTAACATGGGCTGAGGCTGATTTTACATGGGGTAGCGGAACGATTCAACCAGAATTTAGACAAATTGTAGCTGGTAACCAACAAGGGTTTATATTTAAAATAGAATCTACTATTTCATCAAATGAAAGTGTTCTTCAAATAACTAATATATCTGCTGGTGTAGGTAATTTAGTAACAATAGATACCATAGAACATAACTTAGCGACTGATGATTTTATAAAAATATCTAATTGTCAGGGCGTTACAGGTGTAAATGGTAATATTTATAAAGTTACTTCACTTGCTCTTGGTCAAATACAAATTACTGAAGCATCTTTTGCAGGAACATATACAGGCGGTGGAACAATGGCTAGAGTTTCTCAAATAGACATTCTAACTAAACGCTATAATCCATATATTAAAACAGGTAAAAACGTATCAATTGACAGTGTTGACTTTGCTGTCCAGAAAACAACTGATGGGGAGATAACAGTGGATTATTATCCTTCATCGTCAAATACTTCGATGGTAGAAGGCGGAATAGTCTCGGGAGCTATTTTAGGTACCAATATATTAGAAACATCAGCATATGCTTTAGTTCCATTAGAAGCTTCTCAAGATTTATTATGGCACAGGGTATATTTTGGAGCTGAAGGTGACAGTATTCAACTAAGATTATACCTTGATGAAGCACAGATGACTGATCCCGCTATTTCGGAATCAGGGTTTACCCTTGAAGGTTTTATTCTTAATATGTCAACGACAGGAAGGGTTATGTAATGCCTAATAAGGAAATTGGCGCATTTATACCAACAACTAATATCTGGGATCCGACGGAGATATATTCAACAGAGGTAACAAGCCCTGAATTTAAAGAGCTTTTAGTTCGTCTGTATCAAAACCTTAATTCAATGGCTATTGCAATCAATCTAAAAGATACAGGTTATTATGATACAGCTGAATTTATAACGGGTCAGAAGTTCTTCCCTAAACCAGGTTTAACTTCATTGAGCGCACAAACACCTGATTTTAGGCAGGCTTATAGAAAGCTAATAAATTTTGGAACGTTACCTAATGCTGGTACTACTAATGTAGCGCATGGTATAACCGTTGATGCAAATACAATATTTACAAGGATTTATGGAGTAGCAACCAATCCAGTTGGTCTAAGTTATTTACCTTTACCTTATTCATCGACTACGTTAATAAATAACATAGAATTGTCTGTAAATAATACGAATGTTACAATAACGACAGGTATAAATAGGGTTGCTTATACAGTTACATATGTTGTTCTCGAGTATATTAAATTTTAGGAGATTATTATGGCAAATATTCAGGATATTATGAAAATGCTTAGTCCAGCATATGCTGTTGGAAGTCAGCCAGGAGTACAACAAGGTTTATCAAGTTTTATGTTTGGTCAACCTGCACAAGAGAAGCAATTTCAAAAATATACTCCAGGACAAGAATCAATGTTAGATAATCTTATGAAACAAGGATCAGAAAATGTAGACTTTTCTGGAATAGAGGGTCTTGCTAAAAAGAGGTTTGAAGAAGATACAATTCCTTCAATAGCAGAACGATTTACTGCAATGGGTGGTGGACAACGATCAAGCGCTTTTGAGTCATCCCTAGGTAGATCTGGTTCTGATTTACAGGCACAATTAGCTGCTATGAGACCACAAATGGGTATGCAGCAATTAGGTATGGGTTTACAGCCTAGATTTGATACTGGATATCAACCAGCATCTCAAGGTTTTTTAGGTGGTGGTATAGGTGCTTTATTGCAATTATTACCTATGTTGTTGGGTATTTAGAAAGGAAATATAATGGCTATACAAATATTACCTGGACAAGACAGAGCGTCTAAATTAGGCGAACAAGTTGGATCAGGATTAGGGCAAGGTCTACAACTTTTAATGCAACAAAAATTACAAACAATGCTTAAAGCTAAAGAGCAGGCTAAAACTTCAAAAGGATTAGAGTCTTTAGGTATTCCTACTCAAGCAGCATCTCAAATTTCAGAATTACCTAAAGAATTACAATCTTTAGTTGTAAAGAATTTCTTAGCAGGATCTGAGGCGCAAGGCTTAGAACAAGCACTATCTTCGATTACAGGCGAACCTCAAGCTCCACTAGGTGGATTAGAGGCGCTTGGAGCAAGTGGACCACAAGGACAAGAAGAAATGGTAGGTGCACAAGCAATGGTTCCCGGTGGAGAGGAAGAAGTTGTCGCTGAACAATTAAAGCCTATGAATAGATTCCAAGAAATCTTAAAATCTCCAAGATTAAAACCTGAACATAGACTACGAATAGAGCAAATGGCTCAGCAAGAAAGATTTGCAGAAAAAAAATTAACTGCGGCAGAAAGAAAAGAGAAGGCATTAGAACAACGTGAAACAGATAAAGAAACATTGCCTTATTATAAAGAAGTTTTAAAAGCTACTAAAGATTCAAAAGATAATCAACGACGTCTTGGACGAATGGAAGAATTAACTAGAAAGGGAAAATTGGATAGTCCCGTCGTAAGTTCCCTTTTAGATGCTACTTCAAAAGGTATTTTTGGGTTTGGAGTAAATCTAGATTCTCTCAGAAGTCCAGATTCTCAAGAATTTAAAAAATTAAGCACAGAATTTCTTAAAAATGCTAAGTCATTGTTTGGAAATAGAATTACAGATAATGAAGTTCGTCTTTTTATGCAAATGGTTCCTACGCTAACTCAATCAGATCAAGGAAAAATGCGAGTTATAAATAACATGAAAGCATATTCCGATGCTGAAATACTTACTAAAAATGCGATGGATAAAATTATAGAACAAAACAATGGAAGACGCCCTAGAAACTTAGAAACATTAGTAGAAAAATCAGTTGGCACAGAACTTGATAAGTTATCTCAAGAATTTAAAAAAGGGTATAACATCGAAGCTGCTCCAGTAAAAGATAAAAGTTCTTTTATAAGACGTGGTCAAAAATGGCTAGGTGATATGCCATTTAATTTGTAGTTTCTTTTTTAACAAAAAACATACTTCCTATAAGATATATAGGAAGTATGAGTACAATACTTAACATACAAATACTAGGTAACATTGGAAGTATAAAAACAACGAAAAATGCTATCTTTAAGCAGGCTATAAATAGACTTCCTATAATATTTATTGCGTTCATAACCTTATAACCCCTCTGACATAGGTGTCATTTTATCTAAAATTTTAGACTGTATACTTTCTAATTTCCATACCCTAATATCTTCTTTGCGATATTTATTAAGATCGACATTATGTAATTCAGGAATAGAGTTATAATCTACGTTTCCAATTCTGTATGAATAATGAAAAGCATAGTCTTTACCCATAGATTTTTTATTATTAGAGAGCTTTAATAGTTTTTCCATTAATTGCTCTGTAATCTTGGTGTAAAATAACTTCATCTTCTGAGCTTCATATAGCTTTTCAGCTATTTCTTCCCATGAATGATTTTGCTTAATACAATCTTTATAATTCATTTTGTCCCCCCAAATATTGCCCCCCGGCAAATTTAGTTACCACGTAACTTTAGTTACCACGTAACTTTAGTTACCACGTAACTTTAGTTACTAACTACATCGTCTATTAAAAACCTTAACTTCTCAATATCTTCTTGTGACAAATTAAGATTAGAATCTTCTAACTTATTTATTAGACTTTGTAGTCCCTCAACTCTTTGATTAACATCTTTAAAATCACTTGAAAGAGCTTCTATGTCTTTAAATAATCTTTCTTTTCTAGATAGCTTTTGTGATTGTCTAAGCGCTCTGTCAGCCTTTCTAGTAATTCCTTTAGATTCTCTATCTATTTCATGTTGCTCTAAAGCCTGAAGTCTTGTGTCTAACTTAGTTTTTAGTTGACTAATATCATCACTAAGATTTGGCTGATTAAATAAAGTTTCAACTTTTAATTTGTTAATTTCATTCTGAAGCTCTGTATATTTTCTATCTATTTCGCGTGATAAACTTTGAATTTGATTTGATGTCCATTTATCAGCATTAGCTGCCTTAAAAAAAGCTGCTGCTATTAAGAAAAATAGAACTATCTTTAATCTTTGACCCCAACGTCTTTTTAACATGTTACCCCAACCCTCTATATTATTTGTTAAACGATTCTTCGTGCTTAATAAACGCTATTAATGCACGTAAAACTAATTTTCTTATTGTGCAATTTCTTAAAATGCTTATATATTTCAATCTATTATGTATATCAATCGGTAAATCTACAGCCAATCTTTTACGCTTATTATCCTTTTTTAGTTCCATCTTTATCTCCTAAGTATATAAACATTATAACATGCCTGCACAAATGTGCAAGCTTTATTTAAATAGATTGCATATTAAGTACTTGTATTCTTTAATTTAATTGAGTTTATATATTTCAATTCTTTAAGGAGGATGTACATATG